GTCATGATTGATGTAGCACCAGATAGCAATGGCTTCTGCGCGTCTGCACTGGCTTGTAGCATATTTGAATTGGATTGTGAATTAGCGCCTTGCTGTCTATACGCCCATGCTTCACGACTAGCGTTATCTCTTACCGTTAAAGCATCCTGTTCACCCATCCAATCAGTATCGGATAGAATATTCAATGCCGAACCTTCGGAAATATCAATGCCATTAGCCGCCAAACGTGCGGTCTGGCTACCTTTCATCATGGCTGTTCTGCGTCTTTGCTCGGATTCTGCTACTTCACCACGTTTAATTGCGTCTTGCGCTTGGTACTCTGCTGTGATTGCATTATTTTGTGCAACTTTAGACTGATAATCCATAGAAGCTTGCTGCGATTTGCTTTGTTGGTATGCACTCATTGCACCAATCGCCAAGCTTGCTACAGCCATTATCGTTGTTGGTTCACACATAATTACGCCCTTAATTCAAACCTATAAAATGGATAACCTTTTACACCAAATGGCTCGGCATCAAAAAATGTGAATCCGATAAACTTTAGCCACCGGATTGTTTTTTTATTCCGCACATCACAATAATTAGTCAGTATTGGGTAAACGGTTAGCATAGCCTGAATATACTCTTTACTATGCCTAATAAACGCACCCTTATGTTTCTCGATCAGGTCTGTGCCAAGCATCCAAATAATTGCAGTATCGGAAAGTAACCCCATTGGGTGCATACCAAATATGCACACAAACTCACCATTAACATATACTGACCACTTATGATTAGACCGGTTGAATGCAGTCTGTATAGATTTTCTACAATCGCCATGTGAGGCTTCAACTTCGCGTCTGTCATCGTCACGTAAATTTGCAATCAACAACTCTACATCTTCCTGTGTGGTTTCCCTTAGTTCTACCTTGCCTGAATCTCTCATTATCCGCCTAATGCCACCTCCATCACCATGCTCAATACAGTCACCGGCAATGGGTCTGTCTGCTGAATGATTAACTGACCGCTGCTATTCCAATCCGGCTTAACTTGGATTTCAATCTCATCAGTTATCCAGTTCGGAGGTGAACCGTAAGGCTCGGTAGTACGCTGTTTGAATTGAACTAGATTGTTAGCATCGTAACCAACCATAAGACCGCTGGTCTGATAGACGCGTAACACGGCTTTGTTGACGTTCTTCACCATTGCCTGACCAAGTGCTGGACCTTCAAAACTCACAGGCAAGGTTTTAATTCTTGAGGTAATCGGTAAGCCAATATGCACTAAGGTAGATTCTTGTGGCAATGTAATTGAACCGTTCAAGACAGTTAAGTCTTTAACTACCGCACCATTACACAAGGCAACGACTGTTTTACCTTCAAGATGATATAAGCCTGATATTTCAGTAACGCCTGCGCCACTGTAGGACAGCCCAGAATCGACGATAAAGCTATCTTCAAGGCTATCTATCAAACGATTCGATAAACGCTCGATATAGCGCACAGTCTGGTCTTGTATGGTACGTTTAACAGTTGCATAGAGAACGTCTCTACCTGATTCATTCACCGCTGCAACCGATTCAAACAGCCCATCAGTTGTATGCTGATGCCATGCAAATACTTTCTGCTCTGGCATATAAGTAATACCAAGTAATACGCCATCATCACGCACCACCCACACAACAGGAACCGGTGTACGGGTTAAGCACATATCTACTATGGTGAAGCCATCAAACAAATGTGGCGCAATCAGGGATAAATCGTTAGATTTAAAGCCGTTCGCTTCAAAGTTATAAGCCAAGTCATGCAACCTTCCAGACTGAGCACGTACATAAATACCCGTATTATTCACGACTACCGGCTGCACATCGGTACAACCGTTATAAGACTGTGGCCTGACCGTTACAGATGAAGGTGTCAAGGCGTCGCTATTCTGAGTACTAATCTTCCATTCGCCGCCGCTGGTTAAGATAAGCAGTTCGGTTAACGGTACGATATTTCTAACCCTTTGCACTTCACGTGAAACAATGCGTAATGAAATAGCATCATCGTCTTGTGTCGGAATGGAATAGTTAAGATTTGATTCTGTGGCTGATCGTGTCATCCATAGATTCTGTGGCTTGTTATTCGTGCCGCCAAAGCATCTACGCTGTTCAAAATAAGATACTGCACCCGGGTAATTATTCGCACTATCAAACGGGTTTTGACCTTCAGGTGGAGTGCGTGTCACATCGGCTGTAATATTATCATCTACAAAGCTAGTGCCTGAACCCTGACCGATATAGCCATATAAACCGTTTTTTTCTTTGTACACGTTATACCTGATGGCGCCAGACACTGACGACCAGGTAATCGTGTTCTTATTGCCTGACGTAGTAAGATTATTGGTTATGCCTACCGCTACCAGTAACACAGTGCCGCCACTGGTAAACGTGGTATATGAAGTGGTATCAACCACAACGCCGTTAGAATCTTTCACCGTAAACGTATTCGCTGCCGGTACAGTATTTACATAGTATGTGCCATCGGTGATTTCAACCATTAGGACAACATTAGCGATATAGATTTCATCTTCAACCGCCAACAAATGATTAGTTGATGTAGTAAATACGCCTGCCGCTGCCTTGCTGATTGCGGATATTGTCCTAACCGTATCTACACTTTCCGGACTAGCCAGAGATTCTTCAAGGCTTTCATCAGCAATAGATGTAACCTGATAGCGGTAAACCGTTGAGCCGCTGCCGGTAGTGGCAACAGTTTCAACATTAGAAGGCCCATTGATTGTAGGAATAAAACCAATGGTTGATAAGGTGAACGTAGTTGATGTGGTACGTCTTAATTCTCTCGGCGCATAAGTTGGATGAACCAACGTCAATACATCGGCTGATTGCACATAATGAATATTAAACAAATCAGCTTCAAGATATGGTGAACTAATCTCATACACTTCAGCTATCGTGCCATCAGACACATAAGCGGTATAGCCGGTAGTATCAATGTAATCACCGCGCAAATCTTTAAGCTTGAAGGTATTCGCACCGGCATCAACGTCAGAAACGACTACATAGCGACCATTTAACTCAGTCATGCCTACTACGCCTGATACATAAAACCACGTACCGTTAGCAGGGTCTGTGCCGGTATAAGTTAATACGCCTTCTGTAGCCTGACTGATTGCCGTTACGACTAAACCAGTTTTAAGCAATGTGCCACCATTGGTATGCACACGGATATATTGATCGCCAAACTCAAGCACGTAAGTCTGCTCGGTACTATACGCAAACTCGATCAGGTTAGACTTCTTATCCTGGTACTTGGTCTGAAGAATATAACTGAAGCCTGCGCGATTCTGTGCCGGACCATGCGGTAATACGACAAAGTTTAAACACTCGGCTAGGCCGGATTGATATTTATCAAGGTCAATACGCCCGAACAGTTCAGGCGCGATTTCACCGCCTACAAATGATCTCTGTATCGTTTTAATAGAGGCCATTAACTAATCCCTGAGAATGCGACCATCGGCATCATAAACACTGCGCTGATCTGCTATGCCGTATTGCTGTGTCCATGATGGTACGTGTTGTTTCTGTGCGTCATAACTACGCGCTGCTGCGTCTTTTCCTGCTGCCATGTTCATCATTTGCAAGGCTTTGTTATACATGGTGTCGGATATTTTCATACCGGCATCACCTTTAATCAGCGGCCCGGCTAAGAAACTAGCCAACATGAAAGATAATGTATTGACAAATAACGGCGAGAATTTCGTAGTATCGGTAACTAGCGAGATGTATTTCAGTGAGGCATTCTCTACATTGGTAAAGATGATTAACTGGCCTGCACTATTTGTCTCGATAATAAAAGGCTGCGTATCGGCTTCACTGGTTGTTTCTTCAGGATAGATAGATAGCGCACGAATGTAATTTGATGGGATGGCGTAGGTGTAAGCCCATGCATCTGTAGTGGTATCGTTGGTTGCAACAAGGCTTACGCGCTTGGTTGCAAAGTTCCAAGGATGAAGTTCTAACAGGTTATCTCTGGCAATCGGATAAAACCGTTTAGCCTGTTCTGCCTGTGCTGAACCTTCAGGTGGGTCTATGCTGGTAACAGTAGCAGAATCGCCAAGTCTAGCCAGTGCAAGATTAACAATATCTACTGCTGATGCCATAATTTCCCTTTCAATTCTTTCAAGATAATCTTGTTAAAAATCACCTTGAAAGAAGGGCTACTGAAAGCCCCTCTATTTATTACTCTGCCTGATTCGCTTCGGCTTTGACTGCTTCAACTTCAGCAATCGCGGCCTTTAACTTATCAATGCCCCAAGTCTTAGCTGCACCAATGCCTAAAGCTTTCGCCTTTTCCACTAATGCATCCTTTTCATCAGGCTTTGCAGGTTCGTCAGTTTCAGCAGGTACAACTTTCAGCACCTTCATCCACTTACCAACCTTTACGCTATCAGCGATTGCAAATACATCACCTTTACGTTTGCGCTTACCATCATAAAAACCAGGGGATAATGCTTCTACTTTTTTAGGCATGATCAGTTTCCTTAGATAGCGTCAGCGTAAGCTTTCCACTTCTGAACATCAAAAGTGAGGAAAGCGTTAATTGCACCGGCTGAGATGGCTGTAGTGCCTGTTACCTGCAAAATACCCAAGTAACGCTCATACGCATTGCCTTCTAATGGCAACGGTACTGCAAACAACACTGTGCCAGCCGCAAGGGTAGTTGTGTCAGTTGTGGTACTTGTGGCAAATTCAGGCGATGTGTAGTGAACGGTTGAGGTAGACACATGAACTGCAGCTGAATCATCTGAAGCCAGTTTGAAAGCTACTGTTCCGGTTGATGAAGCCAATTCAATGCCTGTTGCTACGGTCACAACAAGGTAAATTTCTTTGCCGTTACCTACGTCACGCACTTCGCTCAGGTCTAACTGACTGCCAATCAGATATGTACCGGCAGCACCCGTATTAAGGGCGACTGCATCGGCAAATTCTGTACGTTTGTCTAAAATCATTTTAATACTCCTTTATTAAATGCCTGATTCAGTGTTAGTGATCGCATCAACACGACGGAATGGGATGCCTTCAAACATTGTTACGTGCTTGCCGCCTACGGTTTCCATTGTCAAAGTAGATGAAGCCACTTTGTTAGCAATCTGACGTTTCAGGAAGCTCAATGCTCTGCGGTTGCCGTAAAACACTGGTCGGCATGATGACAGTGAAGGAATCAACTCAGTAGCCTGTGACAGCAAATCAATAAGATCAGGGCCAGAACCTGCGTTCTTAGTCAAATCTTCCTGATCGTAGTTGATACGCACTACATAACGCCAGTCACGTACTGACAGGCCGCAATCCCAACGGTAGTGTGTGCGGTATGCTTCCATGCGACCGCCGGCATTATCTACGTTTTCAATGGTCACTTGGCCTTTATCATTCATTTGAAGACCGCCTTTAGAGCCTTTAGGATAGATGCCGTGAACAGTGTTCGCGCCCCAACCTACCAGCCAGATAGAGCTGTTATCGGTTGAATCAGGAGTGTCAGCAGAAGTCAGAATGTTGTCACCGTTAGCTGCTGCTTGATCGTTATAGCGAGGAGCAAGACCTACAAACTCTTCAGGCGCGTCAGCAGTACCGTAGAACAAGGTAGATGCGAACTCTTGGTTCATACCTTCAATGTGTGCCATATCTTCTGACAAACGGAATGCAGCGGTATTGCCTGCCAAGTCAGCCAAAGCTTTATCTACTTCAGCGTAAGCTTCCAACATACCGCAAGCGTCAGTGATTTGCGCTGTGCGTGATTTAGTTGGTTGTACGCCGCCGTACAGTTTGCGCCATGTTGGCTCAGGCAAACCTGTGCGAACGGTTGTACGATGCCCGGTAGGTAAGTTACCTTCCAGCCACACCATATCTTCAATGATAGGGTTTTGTTCGTTAAGAATTTCTACGATTTTTGCAATCTTGTCATCTGGGTCAAGACGTTTAGCAAAATCGAGAAGGGTCGGATGAATTGTGCTTAATGCAGCCATGATTTATTACCTTTCGTTAGTTCATAGTGGGGAACATAATGCTTGCCGTAGATTTTTCTGATTTAGAAGAACCGTTACTTACGACTAGCGTGTCATTACTTACCGACTTACCAATGTTGTAAAAAGCCTTAACAATCGCCGGGTGGTTTCCAAAGCCAGTTGATTGCAGTAAATCTTTAAGCTCTTGACCGCCAAACTTATCAAGCGCCTGTTTAGCCAATGAAATGTTCTCGTTGAACTTTTCACCGCCTAATTCTTTATCTGCTTTAACCTGCTCTGCCCATTGATCAACTTGCGTCTGCCATGCTTCAGCTTGCTGTTGCTGCATCTTTACGCCCAAATCAGCGAATTTCTGCGTAACCTCTTTGCTTAAGCCGTTCTCTTTCGCAAGTGCTTTTAAATCACCAGCAAGTTCCTCATTCGCGGTAAAGCCCTCAGGTAAAGTGAAGTCGTAATCTGCATCATCTGGCTGGTTCTCAGCCGCAGGCTCTTCACTCTTTGAACTATCTGCCTGCGTGTCGGTAGGTGCAGTAGATAAGTTGGCTTGTGCATCAGTGGTTTGCAAGGTAGTAGCTTCTGCATTTGCTACAGCTTCGGTGTTACCCTGCACTGTTGCGTTATCTTCAGTTGCCATTTTCGTTAAACTCCTTTAGTAAATTCGTATAGCTATCAGGTGATACGGATTGCACTTCTGCAACAATGAATTGCCCGATATTCATTTCACCGCAGCGAAAATAGGTTTCACTGTTGCCGGTGAACGGATTGCGATAAACACCAGTTTTCTCTAGCAATCTGTTAATCACTCTGCGGCCTCTTGGGTCATTGAGCACATAGCGCAAATCCTCTAATTCTTTTGCGCGTTTGTTTTTCTGCTCTTTACTCAGATCAGTCTCAATGTCGCCGCTTAATGGGTCGTAGTCTTTACTCATGATGTAAGGATAAAGCGGTTTTAAAGATGTAAACGCACCCCTAACAGGCAATAAAAAAGCCCCGATTAAGGGGCTTGTAAATGTGTTGTAACTTATCGAGATATTCGATCTTTTATGCGTTCTTTCAGCGACCTGATAACTCGATAATTCCAGATGACTACGCCTAGCATCGCAATATTGAACCACACCAGATATTCAGGATGGCTATATGCAAACCATGTGCCAACACCGCCTGTTAGAATCAGCTTAAGCACTAACGCTTTTGTCAGCCCTAGCTTATCAATCAAGTATTTCATCGGTGGATTCGTCTCAACACCGCCCATGCTCATTGAT